GGACAGTCGAATAACTACCTCGGTTTATGGCACAATACGCAGGACAATCAGGTCTACCTTGATGTTTCCGAAAACATTGAGGACGAGGGGGAGGCTATCTCTCGGGGTCGAGAAAGAGACCAAATCTCAATATGGGATGTAGCGAACTTAAAAGAGATAGAAACAGGAGGAACAGGTGGCATCGAAAAAACTCGAGGCAGTAAATCTACCCGACTTGTCGAACATGACAGACGAGCAGATAGACGCATACGCCAAGGAGATTTGGGCGAAGTTAGCAAAAGGCAAGAACGAGTCAAAGTAATTTATTTTGATTATGGATTAAAACCCGTATTCAAACATGAAGGTCACGAAGACCAATCAAGTCACGGTAACTGGGCTAGAGGTTTTACTGAGCAAGAACAATCTCGTATTGAGTCTATGGATAAAGTTGGTCCATCAAAAGATGAATTGAGTAGATTACTAAAAGGCAAAAAAGAATATACCGATGAAGATAAAACTCTTGTCGTTGAAAATGATTCTGATTTATATGCCGATGCAACCCAAGATATTGATTTTAGGGTTGAGGAAAGACTTGCTCGACTTCAGGCAGAGTTTCCAAATCATGTTTATACAGAACAAGAAAAAGCAACTATCTATGAGGACACACAAAGGGACATGGTTACCGAATATGTAGATTCCAATAGTGAGACATTAGACGAATATCTCCAAGCAAGCGAGGGAGATTCTTTTGACCCTCAAGAATCAATCGATTCATTCCAAGATGTTTATGGAGTAAGCCATACTGGAACAAACAGGAACGGAGAATCAGTAACTCTAAGTGCGAATGTTGGTGATGTTAGTGCGGACGGCTATAACATTTACATTCGAGGAGATGTTATTAGTGACGACGGAAATTTGGCTGGAGAATTTGAGCGTCGCATATTTGAAAAAAATGGAGTTTGGAATGTTGAACACGCAGTCTTGAGGCTAGATGATGAATACCAAGGTACGGGTTTTGGTAAAGAGTTTATTGAACAATCAGAGGCTTGGTACACCGCTAAAGGTTTTGGTTACATCGAAGTTGGAACAGCATGGGACGGCGCTCGCCATTGGGCTAGAGCGGGTTATGACTGGAAACCTGACAGAATCTCAGAGAATTTAGATAACATTTCTCAAAGAGTTGCCTCTATGGTTGATGAAGAGAGCGACTATTTCAGAGAAGGTTCTCCTGAAAGAATTGAGTTTGATTCTCTGATGTCAAGAGCAACCAACGAATACAGCCCTTATTTTGAAGATGAAAGCGGATACAAATACCCTGCTTTTGGTTCAGTCAAAGATTTGAAAGCGGATGACTTCCCACTACCTGCTCATTTTGCAAACATTGGATACACAGAGGGAGCCGAAACTTGGGCTGGAAAAGAATTGATGTATGACTTGAGAATGAAATACACAAAGTCATTGACCGCTGAAGGGCAGAAACTTCTACAAGGTCCTATCGACCTTGATGGGGATGGATTGGTTTATGATGGAACAGCCCGTGAAAAGCCAGCGCCAAGTAGCGCTAAAAACTAAACTGGGGTATAATTAGATTATGAGTAGACGAGATACACAAAAGGCTATCCAAGAGGCTTATGCCAAATGGTCTGAGAAGGTGGAGTTCACCTCTGAGACTGGAGCATCAGACAAAGATGAGTCAGAGATTATGGCTCAAATTTCAACCATACTTAAAGGAAATCAACCGCAGTCAGAATAGTGTGCGCTATTCTTAGAACATGGCGGATATAGCACCGAAACTTATTCATCTAAGCGCTGAGAAACTCAATGCGCTACATGAGCGTGTCCATAAGTCTGAGGCTACTCCTGCAACTATTGAAGTTCACCACACCATCCTCAATGAGATGGCTCGGCGCAAGATGGAGCGTCCTCAAGATGATTGGGACAATTACGAAATCCTTGTCGATTCAATCGAGAATGTAGACCTAACAAGCCTTAATGGATTACCCGCTGAAACCTTGTTGGATGTCATCAAAGAAACAGGCGATACCGCTGGCAATATCAAGACTTTCTTAACAGTCAATGGTTATCAAATGCGAGTTGAGCCAGTAGAAAAAAAGATTCAAAAAGAAGATGGAAAATGGGTTGTCTATAACGAAGAGGGAACACGCAGTTTTGGAAGTTACGATTCCAAAGAGGAAGCCCAAGAACGATTACGACAAATAGAATTTTTCAAAGAAGAAGAAACTTACAAACCACCTCAGGGTGTTAGAGAAGCGGCGCAACGAGCGATTGAATGGATTGAGGCTGGTCTTGCTGGTGGAGGCTTTACCTCAGTTGGTAGAACCCGTGCAGGTCAATTAGCCCGTGGCGAAAACATAAGTATTGATACTTTGAAACGAATGAAATCTTTTTTCTCTCGACACAAAGTTGATGGACAAGCCCTTGGATTTAATCGTGGCGAAAAGGGATTCCCTAGCGCTGGAAGAGTTTCATGGGATGCTTGGGGAGGAGATGCAGGATTCGCTTGGGCTGAATCCATGGTGGAGCGTTATGAAAACAAAGTTAAAAAGCACGGAGACCACGACCAATCATCACATGGCGCTTGGGCTGGTGGTGGAAGTGGCGGAGAAACTGACGGCTCATCTAGTCGCACCGCTTTATCCCCTGATAAAAAACCAAGTGCAGAGCGAAGCCCTGAAGCAGTTAAACAAGCCGAGAGATTACGAAGAGATGCTGAGGCAGTTGAGCCAGTAATTACAGGCTTAATGGAAGGTATTGCTAAAAATATAAATGCGGAATTCGCTGAGGTTGATGGCAAAAGTTCTCTTACTGAAAGACTTAAATCTACCGATTCTCTTGCTCGCAAGATTGACCAAGACGCAGAAAAAGACCATGGTGGAGATAGAGAGAAAGCGGCTAACGCAATTTCTGATGCAGTTCGCTACACATTAAATGTTGATGAATCTGATTACACAGACGGTGTAGAAAAAACTCTTGACACATTAAAAGAAACTGGTTGGAAAGTTGAATCAGTCAAAAACTTTTGGCAAGCAGGTGACCCTTACGATGGCACCAACATTAAGTTGAGCAAAGAGGGTGTCAAGGTAGAACTACAACTACATACTCCAACATCACATAAAATTAAAGAAGTTGGATTACATGATGATTACGAAAAATATCGTGTGTCAAAAGATAATGCAGAGCGCAGAAGTCTTTGGGACAAAATGACTGAAACCGCTAAATCAATTCCAAGACCTGCTAATACAGCAAAACTTTTAACTATCGGAACTTTAGTTGTCCAAACTTTTGAAACCGCACAACAAGCAGGGTTGATAAAATCAACTGGGGTTGATATAATGTGGAGAATAACGAGAGAGGGTGTAGCCGTATGCGGTATTTTGCAAAACTAGGCGCAGACAACAAAGCGGTAAACATCTATCGTTTTGAAGTAGGCGATACCACTATTACTGAAGATAGATGGGATTCAAGAAAGAATTCTTGGGTAGATAATCCTGATGCAGATGTTGTCAGATATTTAAGCCAAGGCGAAGGCGATTTTCAGGAACTTACTGAAGATGTAGCCCGTCAAATCTTCCCTGATGTATTTACGGAAGAAACTACAAAGGCTCTAGGTAAGTTTGATTTACAGAAAGCCGAAGGGGAAAAGCGTTACACCCTTGGAGCAATGTATATCCCTGATATGGAAGATGCTCATGGAGAGTGGACAGATTCCGAAGAATTACAAAGAGCAGTTTGGGATTATGTAAGAAGTAATGACCGCCGTATTCGTTTACAACATAACAAAGATGTTGTTGCTGGTGAATGGGTAGAAGTTATGGCTTTTCCATATTCACTAACAGTTCCAATCAAAACCCCCGAGGGTCAAGAGATGCAACACACTTATCCACCAAACACAGTTTTCCTAGGAGTTATTTGGGAGCCTTGGGCTTGGGAAATGGTGAGCGAAGGTAAGATTCGTGGATACTCTATTGGTGGAAAAGCCGAAAGATTATTTGTCGATATTGATGTTGAAAAAGGCGACCCAACAGTCTCCGATGTACATATTGATACAATAATGTCTCCGTCCAAGAAAAAGCCAAAAAAGGAAGAAAACAAATGAAAAAAGACCTTAGAATTTTAGGTGAACTTCGCAAAGGACCTTTGGCTGGTATGGACGAAGCAGAATTTAAGATGATTGAGGCGGATGTAAAAAAGTTTGGTTTCAAAGGTTTAAGTGGCTATGCAAAATCTATGGTGCAAGAATCTATGCGTCGTATGGGTTCTGAGATTAACAAAGCAGTAGCCCAAAGAAAAGCAGAACTAGAAAAACACGGCGACCACGACCAAGCCGACCACGGTGCATGGTCGAGCGGTGGCGGAGCAGAGTCGGATAAATATGAAGCAAAAGGTTCAAGTAAAGAATCTCAGGGTTCTTACAAAGGTGTTGATACAAAAACAACTCCAGCCGTTTTAGATAAATTATTTGGCAGAGGCAGAGATGCAAGACAAGATGATGAGTTTGAACCCAAAGTGACTGAATCATGGACGGCTGAATTCAAAGACAAGGCTACTGGAGAAACTTTTGTTGCAGAGGTTTATGATTGGATGCGATACGATAATAAGGGTTTAACAGCGGAGCAAGGTTTTAAGATGCCTTTAATTAGTCGAAATGAATCTTACGATTTTCACATTGGCGCAAACACAAAAGAGCAAGCACAGATTGTTAGAGATTATATTGATAGCGCTTCTAAAAAAACAAATAAAGAATTATTACAAAAAGCAAAATCTGTATCTGTCGGAGATATGGTTTCTTGGAATTCTTCAGGTGGTAAAGCAGAAGGTAAAGTTTTAAGAATTGCTCGTTCAGGTCGCATCAATGTACCTGATTCATCTTTTAACATTCAAGGAACTGAAGAAGACCCTGCCGCTTTAATTGTTTTATACCGTGATGGAAAACCAACTGACACTAAAGTTGGACATAAGGTTTCTACTCTAAAAAAAAAGTAGAGATTGAGAAGCATGGTGACCATGACCAATCAAGTCATGGTGACTGGCGCCAAGGTGATGACTCTGAGGGAGAAGATTCTTCAGAACCAAAAAATCTAAAACCAAATTTCACTCCATACAAAGATGATTCTGAGGGTGAGTTTGAAGATTTAGATTATGATGACCCGAAGTACATGGACACTATGGATTTAAGACCTAGGAAAAAAACATGAGTAAAACAATTATTGATGACACCGTAGATGTTCTGACTGCAATGAATTTAACCGTAACTAAAGTTTCAACCCCGCCTGGGTATTCAGGGTTGCAGGTTTATCTACCCAATGACACCCAAGCATTTTTTATATGGGCAAAGATTGACCAAGAGGACTACCACTTCAGGATGGCTAGATTTTGGCAAAGCGAAAATCCATTTTCTATGTGGATTGCCCCTAATTTGATTCAAGCCTTAGCAAAGACAAGGGTTCTAACTAACCAATAAATAGGCTTGAATTACACTTATGGTATTCTTCATCTGTCAAGACCCGAGGTTAGTTTTATTAGCCCTATGCTAAAAGACTTTCCTCTAGTTTGTTAGGAGCATAAATTGTCAAAACCCCGTACTCGTAAAATGGTGAATTTAGCCATCGAGGAAACGAGTGGCGTAGACCATCCAGCGCATCTACATGAGGGTTGGCTTGTAATGAAGTCAGCCTCCGAATCTGAAGTTCAGAGGGTTCTCGACAAATCGCTGACCGAGGAGGACTCCAACATGGAGGATATGAAAACTACCGAGGCAACTGAAGATAAGGTTGAAAAAACCGTTGAGGAAGAACTAGCGGCGGCTCAAGCCCGTATCGCAGAACTCGAAGCCAAACTCGCCGAAAAGGAAGAAAAGCCTGAATTGGAAGTTGAAATGGCGATGGGTCAAGACTCAAAGGAACCAAAGAAGGAAGAAGAGGACTACATGAAGTCCGCTCCTGCTCCAGTTGTTAAGATGATTGAAGACTTGAGAAAACAGGCAGAGGAGGCAACCGCTGAATTACGCAAAGAGCGTGAAGCCCGTGCCGATGCTCAAGCCGTTGAAAAAGCAAAGGGTTGGGCTAACCTCAACTTCGATGCAGAGAAAGTTGGACCAGCGCTTCGTCGTTTGTCCGAAACTGATTCAGAGTTAGCAAAGAGCATTGAAGAAGTTCTTTCTTCAGTAAACGCTCAAGCAGAATCAGCATCTATTTTTGCAGAAATCGGCAAATCTGCGGACTTCAAATCAGGCAATGCTTATGAGCGTATGACTACGCTTGCTAAGTCTGCCGTTGAAGAGGGTGTAGCAAAGTCATTCGCTCAGGCGATGGCTGATGTTGCGTCAAAAAACCCTGACCTTTACAGCCAATACCTATCCGAGAAAGGTGCCTAAAACATGGCATACGAAATCTCTAACTACTCGGTAAAGGTCACCCTCGTTGCAGGTGCCGACCTTTCCAGTAAGCAATACACATTCGTCAAGTTGGATTCATCAGGTCAAGCAGTCGCCGCGGCGGCCGCAACTGATATTCCAATCGGCGTACTACAAAATGCTCCAACATCAGGACAGGAAGCAGAAGTTCTTGTCGTTGGCGGAACAAAGATTGTTGCGGGAGCGGCAATCGGCGAAGGCGCTCTAGTTGGTACAGGTTCAACAGGTAAGGCAGTTGCTTTAGTTGCTGGTACTGATACAACCAAGTATGTTGTTGGAACTCTTCTGACCGAATCTGCGGCAGATGGAAACATCGTCACAGCCGTAATTAACTGCGCTAATCCAGGCAGAGCGGCATAAAGGGGAAAAATAAATGCCACAGCCAAACATTAACTCCGTCCATGTGGACGCAATTCTTACAAATATCTCGGTTGCATATTTACAGAACCAAGATAACTTTATCGCTGACAAGGTATTCCCAGTAATTCCTGTCGATAAGAAGAGCGATAAATACTTTACTTACACCAAGAACGATTGGTTCCGTGACGAGGCTCAACGCCGTGCGCCTGGAACTGAATCCGCAGGTGGCGGTTACAACCTATCAACAGGAACATATTCAGCAGATGTATGGGCTTTCCATAAAGATGTTGATGACCAAACTGTTGCAAACGCAGACGCTCCTCTAAACCCTCTTCGTGAGGCAACAGAGTTCGTTACTCGTCGTTTGATGCTTCGTCGTGAACTACAATGGGTATCCGATTTCTTCGGAACTGGTGTATGGGCTGACGATGTAACAGGTGTTGCTGGCGCCCCATCTTCAGGTGAGACAAAGCAATGGTCTGATTACACATCATCCGACCCAATCTCAGATATTGAGGCTGGAAAGGCTGAAATCCTTGGAAATACAGGAATGGAAGCAAACACTTTGGTTCTTGGATACGATGTATTCAAGTCACTAAAGAATCACCCTGACCTAGTAGACCGCATCAAGTACACATCTTCACAAACAATCACAACCGACATGTTAGCCGCAATGTTTGACATCCCTCGAGTTATGGTTGCTAAGGCAGTTAAGGCAACAAACAATGAAGGTGCTACTGAAGCATACGGATTTGCTCATGGTAAGAAGGCTCTTCTTTGCCATGTTGCTCCACAGCCTGGACTATTAACCCCTTCTGCTGGATACACATTCTCATGGACTGGCGTATCAGGCGGATTAGGTGCAACTATCGGAACATCACAGTTCCGCATGGAATCCATTAAGTCAGACCGAGTAGAAGCAGAAATCGCTTTTGATAACAAAGTTATTTCTTCTGACCTTGGCTACTTTTGGAATACCATCGTCGCTTAATTAGTCAAACGAAGGGGGTGGGACTTTTTATGGTCTCACTCCCTTCCTTTATTTAGGAGAAAAAAATGGCATTAGTAAACAGACTTACAAAGGGTGAAGCGGCAGTTGGCGCTCTACAAATCGGCGACAACGACATGGTTTACGGTATCGAATTCGGTACAGTAGCAATCGACCCCGCTAACCTCAACGCAACAACCCGTGGTGCAACAACATTCACACTAACTGGTGCGGCTACAACCGACATCATTATTGTAAATCCACCAGCAGATTTGAACGATGATTTGATTTTCTGTGGAGCGGCTGTAACAGCGGCAGATACAGTATCAATCTATCTTTACAATCCAACCGCAGGAGCAATTAACCAAGCAGAAGCAACATTCTCCTATTGCTGGATTGACACAACTGAGTAATATGAAAGCACAAATTCTAAAATCAATGATTGTTGATGGTCGCAAACTTGTGGCTGGAGACATCGTAGAAGTCAAAGGTTGGCGCCACGCTAAGGCGTTGGCTAACAATCGTTACATCAAATTGATTGAAGGAGATGTAGTTGAAGAAGTAGCAGAGGCTCCAAAGCCAAAGGCTACAAAGAAAACAAAAGAAGTTGCTGAATAGTGCGAAGGGCGACTTGGTAAAATAAGTCGCCCTTTCTTTTCTTAGGAGTTTACATGGCAGTATCACACGCAAGAGTTTCAGTAGGAACTACCGCTACTAAACTCACTTCAGATTATGATGGCAAAGACGGTCAGACCATCAATGTTCAAAATCCTTCAGGTGGGGTAGATGTTTACCTCGGCGGAGAAGGCGTAACTACAACAAGTTACGGTTACTTGCTTAAGGCAGATACAAATTTTTCTGTTGAGTTGCAAGATGACGAAAAACTATATGCAGTAGTCACAACAGGTACACAAACCGTAAATATCATTCGTCAAGGCACCTGATAAATGGCGTTACCTGCATCGCTCTCGACCTGTACTGTTGTAGGTACCTATGTCGATTTAGTTGGTAACCCTGTTCGTGGTTCAATCAACTTTACACCTCAAACAATCCTAAAAGAAGTTACAGCCAATGTAATTTTAATCCCAGTTGTAATTCAAAAGACTTTTGATTCAACAGGTTCTTTTAGTGTTGTTTTACCCGTAACAAGCGATACAGATGTAACACCTCAACCTTTTATTTATACCATCGAAGAAAACTTTACTGGTGGTAGAACTATTCAAATTTCTTTGCCACTATCAGTAGCAGGAACCACTCAAAACCTTGCAGATTTACTTCCTGCGCTATCTTCAGCGGACGCCGCTAGTTATGTGTCAGTAGACGCTTATCAGGCTCTATTAGCCCGTTACAACGATGCTGAGGGCATCCGTGTAATTGTGGTAGATGCCGATGAATATGTTGATGATGCAGAGACCTACGCTTCAGATGCCTCCAAAGCGGCTGGTTCATTGAGTAACTATAATTCAAATCAATTTATGTTGATGGGAGTCTAAAGTGGCAGAGCCGTATGTACCCATAGCCGATTACACAACCTATAACGCTTTATTGACAGAACTTGAAGTAACGACAGACAGCGCTGAAACAAATGCTGATGCTCTTGACTTAGCAGTAGATAATACTTTGGTTCACAAACAAACAGCGGAAAATGCTGTTGCTGAAAAATTTGATTTGTTCTTTTTGGTAGGTGCATAAATGGCGCTCGCACCGAGTTTAACCACAGTTCAAATTACTGGTAATTATGTAGATTTTGAAGGCAACCCAATTCAAGGTCAGGTCAGATTTACCTTGGGCGATGTAATCCGTAACGGTACAGATGACCAAATGATTGCCCCATCAAGTGTTGTTGTGGGTCTAAGTAGTGGTGCTTTTACAGTAACCCTACCTGCTACAAATGACCCTGACACCGTTCCAATTCCTTTTACCTACACAGTCGAAGAATCTTTTCCTGGGGGTCGCACCTACACAATTTCAGTTCCTTATGACACCGTAGGCTCTTTAGATTTAGCAGATTTAAGCCCAACTCCTACATTAAGCGATACATTCACTCAGGCTATTGACCAAACATCTTGGAACGCACTAGAGGCAGATATTGATGCCCTTGATGTAGAAATCAATCAAACAACAGACAAAATTCTTGCTACGGGCAAGTATTGGTACATCCCAAGTACATACGCTACATATACAGCGTTAGATACTGCGTTTGCTACCTATACCGCCTTAACCGCTGGTACTTACAGTTTAGATGGCGCTGATATTGCCAACTTTGTAACTACCGCTCAAGGCTATGAGTCAGCGGCTTCCGCAAGTGCAACAACAGCCACCAATACTGCGACTGGTACAATCAGTCCATTACTTCTAATCGGAGGATAACCGCATGGCAACTACTTACAAGGTATTGGGTCAATCCAATCCCTCAGCCACGACGCTAACAACTCTGTACACCTGTCCTGCCTCAACACAAACGGTTATCTCAACCATTACGATTTGTAATCAAGCGGGTACTTCAGGTACATACAGAATTGCAGTTCGTCCAAATGGAGCGTCAGTCGCTCCTGAACACTATGTTGTATACGATGCAACAATTCAAGCCAATACCACAGCGGCTTACACACTAGGTCTAACTATTGATGCTTCAGATGTAGTAAGTGTTTACGCATCAGCATCAACTATGTCTTTCAATGCGTTCGGAAGCGAGATAGCATAATATGGCAATAA